CTTGAATCCTTTTTCTTTCAGATAAGATTGCCAAATACTTCTGAGGCGGACATATTCGTCGAGAGGCACAACGCGGGGTATTTTCAGAAGCAAAGTATCGCCTTCCTTGATTACCAGTTTCTCCAGCTCCGCTTCAAATGCAAACATGGCACACTCCATAGAGAGCATTGCGCTGCTCTCATCAATAAGCTTTCTCCCCGCAGATTAATGCCTCCGCCGCTATCGGTACCCGGGCGACTATCGTTCCGGTGATGACTTCTTCCCGGTGCTCGTAGAAATGGCCGATGAGCAGCAATAATCCCTGACGGATATTAGCCGGCACATCGCTGCCGGCATCTCCATAGCCCGCTGTGAATGTGACACAGATGCCGTTATAGGGTCGCAGCGTGGCGCTCGGCCAGCTCTGCCCGTATTTCAAATAGACCTTCGGTGTATACTGGTCTTCTT